TATAATGGTATGCCCAGTGGTTGGGATAATGTTTGTGAAGATATAGTTATTAAAGATAATGTTGCGCATCTTGTTACAAAGCCAGAAGTTTTACATGCAGAAACAAATGCAATAAGTAAACTTGCCGGCTCGACTGAAAGCGGTAAAGATGCTATAATGTTTATAACACATCAGCCTTGTATGGATTGTGCTAAACTGATTTATCAGAGTGGCATCAGTGAAGTATATTATGCTGAATCATATCGTTATAAAGAAGGTGTGGAATTTTTAGAAAAGTGTGGAGTGAAAGTTAGTCAATGGCAGAAGACTACAACTTAGAATTACAAAAACTGTATCTGGAGTTTTTGCAAGCGGATAGAGAATTGTTTGTTCGCTGTAATGCTATCTTGAATGCAGATTATTTTGATCGCAGTTTGCGTAGTGCAGTGCGATTTATGCAAGAGCATGTTGAGAATTACGGTGCAATGCCCACACTTGAACAAATGAAAGTCAAGGGTAATGTAGAGCTACAAGATTTGCGTGATAATACAGCGGCACATCAGGATTGGTTTTTAGATGAATTTGAAAAGTTTTGCAGACACAAAGGCTTGGAGAAGGCGATCTTAGCAAGTACTGACAAACTGGAAAAAGGCGAGTTTGGCAGTGTAGAAAAGATGATTAAAGACGCTGTACAAATTGGACTTGCAAAAGACTTGGGTACAGACTACTGGTTGGATCCAGCGGCGAGACTACAAATTATTAAAGAACAAAAAGGCGGAACAAGCACAGGCTGGAAAACATTTGATAAGTTTTTGTATGGTGGATTTAACCGTGGTGAACTGAACATTTTTGCAGGTGGATCAGGATCTGGTAAGAGTTTGTTTATGCAAAACCTTGCACTAAACTGGGTATTGGCAGGATTTAATGTTGTTTATGTAAGTTTAGAACTTAGTGAAGAGCTGTGTAGTATGCGTATGGATAGTATGCTTACAGGATATTCAACACGTGACTTGTTTAAGAACATGGAAGATGTGGATCTTAAACTACGTATGACAAGTAAAAAAGCAGGTAAACTACAAGTTGTACAATTGCCCAATGGTTGTAATGTAAATGACTTGAAAGCATATTTGAAAGAATATCAGATACAACACAATGTAACTGTTGATGCAATATGTGTGGACTATTTGGATTTGATGTCGCCAGCAGGTAAAAAGATTTCAGCAAGTGACTTGTTTATTAAAGACAAATATGTGAGTGAAGAACTACGTAACTTTGCAATTGAACAGAACATATTGTTTGTTACAGCAAGTCAGTTGAATCGTAGTAGTGTTGATGAAGTGGAATTTGATCACAGTCACATCAGTGGTGGTATTAGTAAAATTAATACTGCTGATAATGTTGTGGGTATCTTTACAAGCCGTGCAATGCGTGAGCGTGGTAGAGCACAAATACAGTTTATGAAAACACGTAGTAGTAGCGGTGTTGGTCAAAAGCTAGACTTAAACTTTGACATTAACAGTTTACGTATTACTGATTTAGATGAAGATGAATTGGATGATACAAGCACTGGTACAAGTGCAATATATGATAAACTAAAACGGCAGAGTGAAACCAAACAAGCTGTTGGTATAAGTCAAACAAATAATATTGTAGAGTCTGCTGTGCAGAATACAGATAAATTACGTAGTATTCTCAAACGTGCAGATTAATTATTTTTCGTCTGAGGTGTCCGGTTGATCTCCTGTGTTTTTCATTTTAGTTCTAAAGCGTTGATATATGCTCATGTCACTAGTAATTAAATCAGTGAGGGTACCCAGCATATTCAACAACACTGTTCTTTGGTTAGGAGTTGGTATTCTTCCTGCGCCCATAGTCACCATTGCCTGCCTCACAAGTCGAACATCTTCTTCTGGCACCAAACCATCCTTGGCCAGTATAACTAATTTGCTCAACTGTGCGTTGTCCATGCTATCGTCTTCTTGTAATTCATGGAGTCTATCAATGATTAGACGAATTTCTTCTGCGCTTTTAGACATTTCTTTCTCCTTCATAACTAATTATCATTTTAAGCTAAATACCACTAACAAAAGGGCAAGATTGCAATGAAAAAACGTACAAGATCTATCCTGGACGAAATTAATAGTATCAGTGATGCACATGATCGTAAATATTTAGTAGAAAATACTGCGAGTAATGTTATTGCTAGTGCAAGTAATTTAATCAGTCTGATTATGGAAACTTATGACGATGAAACCAGCAACGATCTTATTAAGCGTTTGATTAATAGTATTAGAACACAAGACCCGAACAAATTTACTAGAGGTATTAGGAAAGCGAATGAAAGTAAAAGACATTCTGGGCGTAAACCCTTATAACAGAAAACATCGTGGTCCACGTATTCCAAGAAAAAAAGGTCGCGATCTAAGAGAAAGTGGTTCAGCACCGGGTGTTGGACCAATTCATATTGAAGAACTAGAAGCCACACTAAAACCTCTTTCCAAAGAGCTGCGTGTTGACCTGTACAAGCAGGCACTTGGCAGTGTTGGCAAAAAACAGTTTAGTGGTGACATTGATGTTGCAATTGATATTCCCCCAGAAAAAATAACGGAGTTTGGTGAAAAATTAAAAAACCATCCGTTAATTTTATATTATGCAAAAACCAGTGTATTCATCACTAAAATTAAAATCCAAAATTATGATCCCAAACGCACTTATATTGATCCACGTACAGGAGAAGACAAAGGCGTTCCTGAAGGACGTACTGGATTTGTGCAGGTAGATTTTATGCCTGGCGATCCAAAATGGATGAAAACATATTACCATTCACCACATGAAAAAGACAGCAAGTATAAAGGTGTTTATCGTAACATCATGATTGCCAGTATTGCGGGCAGATTAAACGTGGTTGCAAGTGATGAGAAAACTGAGGATGGTCGCCCAATGGAAATGGAACGCTGGATGTGGAGTTCAAATGGACTAGTACGTGTTCGTCGTACACCTGTTGCTAAAAAGAACGGCGAAGGTTATACCAAGAAAAACAACAATGAAGTAATTGATGGTCCATACTATGATGATGCGGAGATTGCTAAAAAACTACAGTTAGACAGTCCTTCTGATATGGATAGTTTTGAAACACTATTGACAGCCGTACAAAAAAATTATAGTAAAGAACTAGTAGCAAAAATCATTGATGATTTTAAGCGTAATGATGTAATACAAAAGATGGGTATACCAGATGAGATTTCGTGATTTATTAACTGAAGCAAAACAACCTGTAATGGAAAAAGCAGAAGCACGTATCCAACACTTGGAAGATATGGTGTTGTTTGGCGGCAGTAAAGGCGCACGTAAAGCATTAGACACACTAGAGCATATTGAAAGCAACCCAAATGCAATTACTGTAAAGTGGGACGGTTCGCCAGCAGTAATTTTTGGTCGCAACGAGCGTGGAGAATTTATTCTTACAGACAAAGCAGGCTTTAGTAGTAAAAGTTATGACGGTATGACCAAGAGTCCTGAAGCTCTTATGAACATGTTGGGCAATCGTGGTAAAGAAGCACCAGACGAAAAACGTCAGGCATTTATTCAAAACATGGGCAACGTTTTTAAAGTATTTGAAAGTGCAGTACCAGAAAACTTCCGTGGATATATGTGGGGCGATTTATTATATTATACTACACCACAAGTTGATGATGGTGACTTTGTATTCAAACCACAAATGGTAGTTTATCGTGTAAAAACAGACAGCGATATTGGTAAACGTATTGCACGTAGTACTGCTGGTGTTGTTGTACACTTTTATTTGGATCTCAAAGGTGCAAGACAACGTGCAGATGCCAGTATGCTAAATGAAGGCTCATTATTGGTAATGCCACCAGTAACAGCACAACAGCCGCCTAAAATCGACAAAAGTGTTTTTTCACAAGCAGAAAGTTTACTTAACAAGCATGGCGCAAACATAGATAAAATCATTGATCCAAATACACTTACAGCATTAAAACTATCAGATTTATCAAATATTTTTTACACTTATATGAACTTTAAAACTAGAACACGTAGTTTAGACAATCTTGCAAAAGAGTTTGTTGACTGGTTAAGTGGTAGTAAAGTTAGCGGTGTTAAACAAGAACGTATTAAACAACATATTGGTAGTGAAGCGGTTGCATTTCAAGGAATGTGGGATCTGGTAACTGCTATTATGAAAGCAAAAAATGATGTTATCCAACAGCTAGACAGTCAGGACGGTGATGTGGAAGCATACACAGATGGTGAACGTGGCGGCGAAGGTTATGTTATTGGTAACGGTGACGCTAAATTAGTTAACCGCAGTGGGTTTAGTGCCGCCAACTTAAACAAAGTCAAGTAATGGATAAATATTAGTATGGAACCAAAAAAGTATACAGCAACTGAATGGGCAACAATGGAGGGCGGTCACGCTATTACTCCACGTGAAGAAAAATTTAGTTTTGTAAAAGATCTAAATGAAAGCCGAGAATATCGTACACGTCAACAAGTAAGAAATCATACTGCAAGAGAAATTGCAGATCATGCTTTTGTTGATTTAATGACTCTTTGGATTTTATATAACGAATATGCGTTTAGTGTTGTTGCTATCAAGTATGCACAGCGTACTATGATGTACAGTAACTTTAAAGGTTACCGTCAAAATGGTACAGACTTGTATATGACACTACATTTACTATCAAGTGGCAGTGCAGACAACTTAACTGGTAGTCGTAGTGATGATGCGTTCTTGGGTAAAGTTAACTTCCCAGAAGTTAAAATTAAATCATTCTTAAACATGATGAAAATGAATCAATTGACACCCAGTGTTGCTAGAATGACATTACAAGATGCAGAACGCAAATTCCAGATTACTACCAGTGGTTATCGTAGTGCAAGACGTCTTGCACAAGACTGGCCCAAATTAAATGAAACACAGCGAGCACTTGTTGTAACAAGACTACTACAGTTTTATAGAACACATGCACGTAGAAGTGAATTATTTGGTTTCTTAAAAGACTTAGCTAGAACTAGAAAACTAGAAATACGTAATGCAAACAATGCTGAAAAGCCAAGAAGTGTA